GAGGCGCCTGCAGATCGAAGCCTTCGAGGCGGAGACCAACCGTCTGAAGGCGCTGCAGCGCTGAAACAAGCGCTGCATTGACGAGGCCCCCTTCCGCTCACTGACATGACGAAGCGTGGTCGCCCGAAGGACCGCTGAGCAACCCGCGCCGGGTGCGGCGCATCACGCGAGGACAGCATGAAAGACGACGACGCCATCAAGGCGGGCGAGGGGGACCTCGCGCGCGCTTACGATCTCGAACGGGAGGCCCGGGCGGATGCGCCGGAGCCGGACGATGACGACGGCTGCGAGACCTGCGAGGTGGAGCACGAGGGCCAGACTTACGAGGTGCCGACGGCGCTGAAGGGCGCGTTCCTCAGGCACGCCGATTACACGAAGAAGACCCAGGAGCTGGCCGAGCAGCGGCGGGCGCTGGAGGCGGAGCGGGCGGCCGTGGCTGAGCAGGGCCGCGCGGCGGCCGAGGCCACGCACGATCGGCTCCAGCTGGCGGCGATCGATCACGAACTGGCGAGCTTCCAGGGTGTCGACTGGCAGGCCTATGCGAGGACCGACCCGCAGGGCGCCCAGGCGCTGCACGGCCGGTTCCAGGCGCTGGTCGAGGCGCGCGGGCGGCTCGCCCAGGCTGTCGCCCAGCACGAGCATGGGCGCAGGCTGAGGGAGGCCCAAGAGGCCGCCCAGGCGATGGCCGAGACCGGCCGGACGCTGGCGCGCGAGATCCCCGGCTGGTCGCCGGAGCTCGCGGCCAAGCTCAGCGACTATGCGCTCAGCCAAGGCGTGACCCACGAAGAGCTGGCGGCCGCTTCGGACCCGCGGATCTGGAAGGTGCTGCACAAGGCCTACCGCGCGGAGGCGGGCGGCGGCGGCGAGACGGCGGCGAAGTCCCCCGCCATGCGGCCGGCGGTGTCGGTCGCGGGCGCGGCGGTCTCGAGCGGCGGGGTGCGCGACGAGCTTTCGACCAAGGACTGGATGCGCCGCCGAAACGAGCAGCTGCGCAAGGGCCGGTGATGGGAACTCCCTCAAACTGACCCACTACCGGACGCGAACACCAAGAGCCGACCCTCTCGGGCCCCGAGCGGCGTGGCCGCCAATGAGGCCGAGGACCAGGGCGGCTTCGACCGACCTGACCAGCCGCCGCCGGACGCAAGCGCCGGCGCGCCCGAACATGCGCGGGGCGCCCCTCGTGCCTCGGGAGAGCTCGCGCGGCTTCATCCCAACCTTTCGAAAGGACAGAGAATGGCCAACGCCATCCTGACGCCGACCGCGGTGACGCGCGAGGCGTTGCGCGTGCTGCACCAGAAGCTCAATTTCGTGGGCTCGATCACGCGCGACTACGACGACAGTTTCGCCCGGCAGGGCGCGAAGATCGGTGACACCCTGAAGGTGCGCCTGCCGAACCAATTCACGGTCCGCACCGGCCCGACGCTGGCGGCGCAGGACACCACTGAGACCTCGGTGGACCTCAAGGTGCAGACCCAGAAGGGCGTCGACCTGAACTTCACCTCCGTGGACCTGACCATGGCCCTCGACGATTTCTCCGACCGGATCCTGGATCCCGCCATGAGCGTGCTGGCCGCCAACATCGAGGCGGACGCCATGACCATGTACAAGGACGTCTGGAACCAGGTGAACAACCAGGCCCAGGCGGCGACCTTCAACAAGGTGCTGCAGGGCCGCAAGATCCTGGTCGACAATCTTGCGCCGCTGGCCGGCCGGACCTGCAACCTGAACACCCAGGACAACGTCGACCTGGTGGATGCGTTGAAGGGCCTGTTCAACGACCAGTCGACGATCTCCAAGCAGAACCGCGAAGGCTACATGGGCCGAACCGCGGGCTTCGACTTCATGGAGAACACGCTGTGGCCGGCGCATCCGCGGGGCGCGGCGGGCGCCGGCTACATCGTGGCGGGCGCCGGCCAGACGGGCGCCTCGCTTGCGGTCTCCACCGGGACGGGAGCCGCGGTCAAGGGCGACGTCTTCTCGATCCCCGGCGTTTTCCGGGTGCATCCGGAGACCAAGGCCGCGACCAGCGTCCTGCAGCAGTTCGTGCTGACCGCGGACTACGCGGGCGGCGCAGGCAACCTGGCGATCTCGCCGACGATCGTCACCACCGGGCCGCTACAGAACGTCTCGGCCTCACCGGCCAACGGGGCGGCGGTGAACTTCGCCGGCGCGGCGAGCATTCCGTATGGGATCTCCATGGCCTACCAGAAGGGCGCCTTCGCGTTCGCCACGGCCGATATGGTGATGCCCCGCGGCGTCGACTTCGCCGCGCGTGAGGTGTTCGACGGCGTTTCGATGCGCATCGTGCGCCAGTACGACATCAACAACGACAAGTTCCCGTGCCGCCTGGACGTGCTCTACGGGTACAAGACGCTGCGGCCGCAGCTGGCGTGCCGCCTGGCCAACAACTAGCGCCGGCGCGGAATGCGCCCATAAGGCTCCCCGAGCATCGGAGCCGCGCTAGCCGCCCGGGCGGCTCATCCACTCCAGCTGGGCCGCCCGGGCCTCTCTTTGCAATTCAAGCGACGGACGCTCCATGGCGATCACGACCTACGCCGAGCTGCAGGCGGCTGCGGCCAACTGGCTGGTGCGCGCGGATCTGACCGCCCGCATCCCGGAATTCATCACGCTGGCCGAAGCGCGGCTGAACCGCGCGCTTCGCGCCCGGCGAGCCGAGGTGGAGCAGGCGCTCAGCGCAACCATCGGATCGCGGAGCATCGCCCTGCCGGCCGGCTTCGCCGAGCCGCTGGCGCTGTGGATCGTGCGCCCCGACGGCGCGCGTTGCGCGCTGCGTTTCGTGGAGCCCAGTCTTCTGGCCCTGGTCAGCCTGCGCGGCGAGCCGGCCGTCTGGAGCATCGATGCTGCGAACCTGGTCTTCGAGCGGGTCTGCGACCAGGCCTATGGCTTCACCCTGCGGATGCTTGCGAAGTTCCAGCTGTCTGACGCCACGCCCACGAACGCGCTGCTGGCCGACGCGCCGGACGCCTACCTGTTCGCCACGCTCTGCGAGGCCGCGCCGTTCCTGCGCGATGCGGAGCTGGCGCAGGCCTATGAGAGCAAGCTCGAGCAGGCGATCGCGGACCTGAACGCGAAGGATGCGCGAAGCCGTGCGCCCAAGGCGCTGCGGACCGAAACGCCGCATCCGCGGCTGACCTTCGACATCGTGCGAGGGGTCTGATGAGCCTGCCGCCCATCGGGCCGGGGACGCCCGAGGCGCTCAGGCCGCTGCTGAAGTCCATCTGCGACGCGATCATCGACCTGCGGGCTCCGGCCGAGCCGAAGCCGGTGTTCGCCGTCGCCCAAACCGGGCTGCCGCCGGCGGCCAGCTATCCCAACTGCGTCGTGCTGGTGAGCGACCTCGACATCCTCGCCCACTCCGACGGCGTCCATTGGATCCGCCAAGACACGGGAGCCGTGATCGTCTGATGCCTTCCTCCTGGTCCTCATCGCTGCGCTTCGAGCTGCAGTTCACGGGCGAGAACGTCAACCTTTGGGGCGACAAGCTGAACGCCGTGCTGCAGCACGCGGACTACGCCGCCGCCGGCTGGCTCACCAAGGTGCTGACGGCCGATACGGCGCTCTCCGTCGCCAACGCCGCCGACGACGAGGCGCGCGCGGCGATGGTGAAGTTCACCGGGGCCGGCGCGTTCACCGTGACCATCCCCTCGGTCAGCAAGCACTACGTCGTCTGGAACGCCTGCTCGGGCGCGCTCAACGTGACCACCGGGGCCGGAGCCGCCGCCACCATCCTGGCCGGCGAAAAGGTGGCCCTGATCTGCGACGGGGCGGGGGTGTGGCGCGTGCAGCCCACCGACTTCGCCGCCCAGCGTCTGACCAGTCTGGCCGATCCGGTCGCGCCGCAGGACGCCGCGACGAAGGCCTATGCGGACAACCTCGCCTTCACCGCCAACGCCGGCGTGCTCCCCGGCCAGACCGGCAACGCCGGCAAGTTCCTCACCACCGACGGCGTGAGCGCCGGCTGGTCGACCGTGAGTCCCGACCAGGCCGGCAATGCGGGCAAGTTCCTGAGCACGGACGGCGTCAACCAGAACTGGCGTGCGCCCTCCACCGCCGACCTTGCGGACATCGGCGCCTACACCGCCCAGCGCAACGCCTTTGCGATCGCCGCCGCGATCGCTCTTTAGGAGACCAAGACATGGCCGTGACGCCGAACAACATCATCACACCGCAGGCGGTGAAGACGGCCAACGCCGTCACCACGGCCGCCAAGACGACCTACGGCGACAGCACCAACGCGGTGAAGATCGTGACGCCCGGGCCGAACGGGGCGGCCCTCTATGGATTGAGGGCGGTCCCGCGCGCGACGGTGACCGCCACGCAGCTGCAGCTCTACCGCTCGCCGGACAACGGGACGACCATGTACCTGATCGGCTCGGCGCTGATGGCCGCCTACACCATGGCCCAGACCACGGCCGCGCCGGCGACGGACTTCGGCTATTCCGAGACCGCGCCGCTGCGCCTGGGGCCCACGGACACGCTGTGGGTCGGGGCCGGCGTGGCCCTGGCCGGCGGAATCTCCTTCGACGCGCAGTACGAGGACCTCTGATGGGCAAGTCCATTGCCGGGAAGGCGATCGCGAGCCGCGTCGGCCTCGCCCAGCGCCGCATCGCGACGCGAACCGGGCTTGTGCGGACAGGATTTGCGGGGTTGTTCTTAAGGGACGCTGCCGCCACCGGCTCGGTCCAACCCGGAATCACCGGGATCGCACATGTCTTCGCGACCGGGGCCGGAGCTGGCGGCGGGCCACCCGGAATCAAAGGCGGAGGCGGCGGTGCCGCGGGATATGTGGCAGTGCCAATCTCCAAACTCTCCACGATTACCTACTCGGTCAGCAGCGGCGGAGCGGCAGGTGCGGACGGCGGCGACACGACTGTGATCATCGACGGCCGTACCTACATAGCCAAAGGCGGCGCGGCTGCTGGCGCCGGTGGCCAGGCGCTCGGTTTCGACATCAATCACCCCGGTGGCGACTCCGCTTCGGCCGGAACGGATGGTGGCAGCGCCGGCTCGATCGCCGGCTCGCAACAGGGCGGCGGCGGGGCGGGCGGTTTTGTGGATTACTCGATGCCGGGATCAAATGGAGGCATCGGGAACCATTTCACGAGCGCCGCGGGCAACGGCGGAGCAGGCAATAACGCCGGCGCTGGCTCGAATGGCGGCAACGGCGCAGGCGGAGGTGCCGGCACCACGACCGGCGGAAACGGCGGAGTGGGATACCTAGCAATCTACTTCACACAGAATTTCTAGCGGCCGACCTTGAGTTC